AGTATCTATTTCTAAACGCCTTCTTTGTACTTCAGCATTCAGCAATCTATTATCAACACTTTCAGGTAAAGGCTGTACAGCTAGATCATTGATATAATCTGAAAAGTATTCAGCTTGCATTACTCTACCTTTACGGTAAATCTCCCACAGCTCTTCATCATCCTGGACAGCTCTTGTAATAGATCTATAGCTAGGCATACCTTTGGTCTTACAAATAGTAACCAGGCTTTCACCGTTGGCTAACCGATTGGCTATGTTCTGCATTATTATTTTGTTGACTACTTTTGCCATAACTAACCTTACAAACTGGACAATATCCATTAACAATTGCAACTTTATGGATATAACATATTTCTAATTTTGGATTGTCTTGTTGTGACATACAACTACATCTAGTGCTATTTTAACTTAAATATACCTAATTTTGATACATTCGTCATTTTTTTTCTAACTTATAATATAATTTAATCAATGCATCCTGATATCTACGCTTTACAATTCTAGGATCATTAAGGCGTAATATCCTGGCTAACTTAGACCATTGAACACCTCTATCACGGTATGCAGCTGAATGAGCTACTGCCCAAACTAACTTTCTATCTTTTTCTTCCATCAATGCTAGATAATCAGCAATCTTGTCATATCTATCTATCTCAGCATTTGTAGCTGACAATCTCATTTCTGACTTACCATCCCATCCGTAGCTATTCCAATCTTTTACATAATCAACCCAAAATGCCATCTTAGTCTTCCTAACAACAGAGGGTAGCTTTCTATCTGTTTCAGCTGCTTCTAGGAACTGATCATGTAATGCTGTTATGTTTGGCAAGTGTCTTTTCCATTTCTATTATAAAATCATATTTTTCATAAAACGATGCTTCCTGAAGGTTTCTCAGCAGCTGCATATAGTTTTGTTCTGAATAATTAGGACGTATTTTGCGCAGTATTCTATCTAAACGAAACTGCATATCATCAGTACGTCTACGCTCTTTAGCATTACGATAATTTACATTAAAATTTTTGGTGGTTTTACTAACAATATTCTGAACGGCATTTTGCCTGACAGTAGAGTTTACAGTAAAGTTTGCCGCATTGTTTACTTTATTTTCTTTACTAATATTTTTTACTTGGAGTTTGTCTATGCTTTTAGCTAGAGTGTGACGTAAACTTTGCTGTATAGACCGTCTACTGACGATTTTATTTTTTTCAATTTTATTGTCAATCATTTTTTTTCTTCCAATGCACCAGCTATAAATTTGTAGTTACCGCCATCTACTGCGTGGTCTCTTTTGTAACCGTTTACATCCCACCTGGTGTTTTTAAGTTCATCTAAAATTCTAGCGCCTTCAGCTGGTGTTACATCCTCTTTTAATTTATTAGCCAAGACTAAAGTGATTCTTGCAGCAAAATTTGTAAATACCTTTTCAAAATCTCCATATTGTTTGCCACGCTGTTCAAGTATATCAGCAGCTTCTTTTGCTAGTTGTTGTGGTTTAATCAATGCCTAACTCCTTTAAATCTAAAATTTCATGATCATCAAACTCTTCAAACTCATCATACCTTGTTCTTGGCTCCTGGCGCCTTGCTGGTAACACTTTCTTTTTACCAGGTCTAATCATACCACTGGTAACCTGATTGACACCTCTACGCAGCTTATTTACGTTTATTTTTTCAGTTTCTCTTGTCTCTAGGGTATAAAATGAATATTTGCAGCCTATACATACTCTTCTGCGTCTAACCTGGTTATCTTCATAAGCTCTACTATCTTTTACCTGGGTAGATTTTTTACACATTGGACAATTCATTCGAATAAATCCATTTGTGCTTTTACAAACTCTTGATGTTTGCTTTTATTGTAATTGACAACAGTTCCATAATTTACACGCCAAATTTGATCCATCAGTAAATGAAACTCTCTCGGATTTTTTTCTTTTAAATTATTATACAATTGCAATAAATTATGATGTCCATCCTTTTCTAATCTTTTAAACCAGGTTTTCCACCAATCTTGATCGACCTTCATGCTCCAAGCTCCTTGGCAAGTTTCTCGATCATTTGCATTTGTGTGTTTTCTTTTAACTCAATCAAGTTAGATAAAAACAATTTCATCTTAGCAAAGTTATCTATTACAGCTACAGCTGCACCAGCTTCTATGAGCTGTTCATGCATCTTCTTTTGCTGCGGTGATGTTCTACCGCCTGGTCTTTTTAGCTCCAAGAATATACTGCACGGCACGCCATCCCAAAAGTACCTCTGTGGCACAAATATACATAGATCAGGAAAGCCAGGCTTCATACCCATAGCTTTCATTTTGACATGGTAGTTTACATGGCGCCTACCTTCATTCGGTGAATGATGATATATAGCGCCCCTCGGTAGCGCAGCATCTAACCAATCCACAACCATTTTATGAAATTGGTATTCTTTCATGTTAATCTACACGATAAAAATCATTAGGCGTTACAGCTCCGTCAGTTACTGTCATAATTGCAGCCATGTATTTTGCGCTTGGTATCATCCTATCTTTATGTGTTTTAGGAAGACAAAAACGCCTGGCTATCGTTGCATGACTTGCACCTATCAACGAAGCTAACTTAGCATAACTTATCTTTTTTTGTTCTTTATATTCAATCAATGTCATGCTGTGGATTATATCTTTTTGACAGTTACGGTCAATTTAAAAATTAAATTTAAAATTATTTGTTTGACTTTTATATCATATACTGTCACTTATTTAAAAAATGCAATTCTATTTAGGAGGTATCTTAGTACATGGAGTTCCCTACACTGCCCAGCTGGGCATCAAATAAAAACTACTTATGGCATTCTAATCCTGAAAGTAGACCAGTATGTAGAACATACTTTGACAAATGTATAATTAGACCAAAGCTCGATATAGCCTGGTCTATTGTAAAAGGTGAAAAAGATGGTGATAAAGATCACGCTATAGAACAAATAAAAAAATATACTAATGACGCAGCTAAAATGACAGCTGGTCGTGTTGTTCAAACTTTAATTGAAGATTACAGAATCAATAACAAAGCAGATACAATAGAAGATTGTATTGATGCTGGTAAAGAAATGTTTGCCGAATACAATCCTAAAACCTGGGATGATGGCAAGGATGAATTGCAGCTTGATTTATGTGTCAATAGTTTTGCTGATGTATTTAAGAATGCTTTGCAAGGTATTGATGAAGCACAAAATAAATTAAGAATAAATAAACTAGAAGGTGAACGTAATTATATGTTTGCTGTACCAGGTCTAGCATTAGAGTATAACGGCAAACCTGATTTTAACGGACAAATAGAACTTAAAACTACCTGGGCAACATACAGTAAACTACTTAGTTCAGGAAGGCGTTCAGCTAGTCTACCTTCGCAACCTAGCTGGTCGCATCTATGTCAGGTTGCTGGATACTGGGCATTTAAGAATGAGCCACAATCAATTGTATATGCTAACGAAAAAGGTTTTAGAGTATTTACTGAAGAGAACTGCGAAAAACTAGCGCCTGAAGCATTAAAAAATATTTGGAATCATATTGTAGCTAAATGTCGTATTCGTGAAAACCAGCTAAAATCAGCTGATACAGTGAATGATTTGATACAGCTGGTAGAGCCTGACTTTAGCCATATGTACGCTTGGGATATTCATCCTGACGTTTTACAAGAAGCAAAAACTTTATGGAGATTTGTATGAATAAATATTTAAGAATGCATATCAAAAAAGCAACACCAAAACAAAATGTAAATCTTTTTGGGTACACTGTTTTACAGTTTCTTGGTTTTTTTATGTTCACCGTATTCATGATTTTTTTACTGGTGATACTATGATTCAAACCAATATGTTTGATAAATTAGAGGTTCCTAGAAATGTCCGTGAAGCACGGTTTCTAGAGTTCCATAAACAATATCCTATAGTCTATAGATTATGGGATAGGTTTACCAGGGAATGCATTGATAAGGGTATGACCAAAGTAGGAACTGCTCTTATCATGGAGCGCATACGCTGGGAAACAAGCGTAGCCATACAAGACACAACTAACAAAAATAAAAAACTTAAAATTAATGATCATCACAAACCTTATTATTCAAGGCTTTGGATGAAAAATAATCCTGAACATAAAGGCATATTTGAAACAAGAGGAGTAGAAGGTAGTGATTGATAAAGAAATAATGATAGATATCATAAAAGAATTACGAGAAGCAAAAGGCGTAGATATTCATAATAAAAAATATACTACTGTTGCAACCAGGTTAGAAATTTTTAGAAAACATACTGGATTTAATTACGGTATAATATCTGACATTGTAACTTACGGTAC